CAATAGTGCCCGATTACGAGTATCCCCCATCCTGCATCATTGTCTGGGGCTGCAACCCCCAGGCAACCGCTGTACCCACCTATGTGCAGATTAACGGAGCGCTTGCTAAGGGTGCAAAGTTGGTAGTCATAGACCCCAGAGAGACAACCCTTTCAAAGCGCGCAGACATTTGGATAAGACCGAAACCAGGTTCAGACTTGGCCCTAGCGCTTGGACTGATCAATGTCATTATAAAGGAAGGTTTGTTTGATAGTGCTTTTGTCGCAGAATGGGCAGTTGGCTTTGATGAACTAAAAGCTCACGTGAAGGACTATACACCGAAGCAAGTCGAAAAAATGACCTGGGTACCTGCTGACATGATTGAAGATGCCGCGCGTTTGTACACCATGAACAGACCGGGAGTAATCCAGCTCGGCAATGCCCTTGAGCAAACAAAAGATACTTTTCAAACGCAACGGGCCATATACATCCTGGAAACGATTACCGGGAACATCGGTGTGCCAGGAGGCGAAGTAGCATGGACAAGCCCATCATCGATAAACCGTGGATCTCCAGCTTTTTTCTTACGATATAAAATTCCGACGGAGAAGCGAGCGCAGCGCTTTGGGGCAGAATACCTAGCGCCGTTCGCTATGTACGCATTGCCTCAGGCCATTGTGAATACCCTTTTGAAAAAAACGCCGAACAGAGGACGGGTAGCTTACATTCAGGGTGGAAACTTTCTTGCCACCTGGCCTTGTGCAGGGGAAACTCTCGATGCGCTCAAAGAGCTTGATTTTATTGCAGTGGCCGACATGTTCCTTACGCCAACAGCCCAAATGAGTGACATCGTACTTCCTGTTGCCACATATCTTGAATTTGACTGCGTGAGCCACTCCCCCGGACCTTTTTACTTAGCCCAGGTACAGCAAAAGGTGGCCGAGCTGGGTGAATGCTGGTCCGATTTAAAAATTCTCATAGAACTGGGCAAACAGTTGGGATTTAAAGAAGACTTGTGGGAGGATGAGCATGAGTTTGCGGATGAACTTCTTGCACCTGCGGGACTGACATTCGATGAATTCAGAAAGGTCCGTGTAGTCAGTGGCACCAAGCAATACAGACATTTTCGGTCTAACGGTTTCAGTACCCCTTCTGGGAAAGTAGAGCTCTATTCGACGAGGCTTAAGGAGTTGGGATTCGACGCTTTGCCCAAATATCGCTTGCCGCGTGAAGATATGGAACCATCCCCAGACTATCCATTGCTCCTTACCAATTGGAAGCCAGCTATATTCCGCCACTCTAATCTTCACCAAGTAAAAAGCCTCAGGGCTATGCGTCCTGAGCCAGTTGTTGAGATTAACTCTAAATCAGCTGCCGTGATGGGGATACGTGACGGTGATTGGGTTTATATTGAAACCAGGCATGGCAGGATCAAACAGAAAGCACACTTGACTGATAACTTGGACCCTCGTATTGCAATGATCGAGCATGGATGGTGGTACCCGGAACAGGGGGTCGAGACTTTACACGGATGGGCTGAATCAAATGCTAATTTCTTAACTGATAATAAACCCCCATACGCACCAGAGATGGGTACTCCCACGATGCGGGGAATTCCTTGTAAGGTTTACATTGCGTGACATCAGCAGCTGGACAAAACCCAGAATACAAAGCCTCAGTGTCAGGCTTATATAAGGTATCTTTCTGATGCATGACACGAAAGAAGTATTGAACTGTAGGGCTAAGTAAACGATCGTCCCTTTCAACAAAAAACCAATATCCAAAGGGATACAATGGACAGTTTAAAAATTTTCTCGCATGGTTAAATCATGATCGCTAGATGCAGGGCCATTTGTGTCCGATTCCTCACAAGCTTCTTAGGTGAGATCGAATCCGTTCCACTTTAAAATAGCACAGTGTCCTCTTATGAATTTTCATGTTATCACTTTGATAAAGCTGCAAACGTTGGCCTCCAGCGCGCACTCCACTTTAAGTGCGTAAGTTGTTTGTGGTATGCCTATCTGTCAGGCCCATATTTTTATTTTTCATCAGTTTTCGATTGTCTTACAAGGAAAAACAGTCATTGAATGCCAGCCGTGATCTTGGATGTCGCAAGACACTTGCGTGAACACGATTTCCTTAAGTAGTCCTCCAAAGACAGGCAACTCTCAGACATCGCTTTTTCTGACCCCGGAGGGTCGCCACGCAGGTGAGATGACGCTGTGGCCTTTTTCCTGGTTGACCGTTGATGCCCAAGTAATTTTATTCTCGCCGAACTTCTCGTTCACTGTATCCATGGCTTTCAGGAGGGCCTCTCTTTCTTTCCGGTCTGATTTCTCGAAGAGGGTCAACTGCTCGTTATTTCCAAAGGACGAGAGTGAGACGCCAAGGAGCCGTATGCTTTTGACCAGGTGTATCCCGTCGAGGATGGAAAGGGCCGTCCGGTAGATCTCGCCGGTATCGTTTGTATATGTAGTCAAGGTGGTCTGCCTGGTGAATGTTTTGAAATCGGCATACCTAACTGTAAGGGTTACTTTTTTGCCTTTATACCCGTAGCGTCGTGCCCTTCTGCCTACCATCTCGCTCAGTCTCAGAAGTTGGGGCGCTATTTCTTCCCGTCGTCCTATGTCTTTCGGAAAGGTCCTGCTGTGGCCTATTGATTTCGGGTCACGGTCAGCCGACTCAAGGGGGCGATCCAGTATCCCGTTGCCCATCCCCTTGAGCTGACCCCCAAGGATACCAAACCTTTTTGTCAGAAGGGAAAGGGGTGCTGCTCCCAGTTCCCCGCAGGTTCTGATTCCCATGGCGCGGAGTTTCTCCTCGGTATGGCGCCCGATGCCCCAGAGCTTTTTCACGGGAAGCGATTGAAGAACAATTGGCACCATTTCCTTGTGTATCCATTTGAGGCCGTCAGGCTTTGCCAGGTCGCTTGCCAGCTTGGCGATGAGAATGTTCGGTCCCATCCCGACAGTGCAGTTGATGCCGAGTTCCTCTTTTACTGTCTTCTTGATGGTGCGGGCGAGCTCCTCGGGACCTCCGAAGAGGTGGTGGGACCCCGTTATGTCGAGGAATATTTCGTCAATGGAATAGGTTTCAATGTCAGGGGTGAAGCGCTCGCAAATCTTTTCCAGCTTACCGCAGATCTCAGCGTACAGCTTGTTGTGACCGACGATGAAGATAATGTGGGGGCAGAGCTTTTTTGCCTCGTGCGGGGTCATTCCCGTCTTGACGCCATATTGTCTCGCTTCATAGGACGAGGTGGTGATGACCGTTCTGTCACCGGCACCGGTCACAGCAATGGGCTTGCCCTTGAGATCCGGGTTGACCTGCTGCTCCACAGAGGCAAAAAAGGCGTCCATGTCAACGCAGAGGATGATCTTTGCCATAATTGAGTATACACTTCCTTGGGGATTTCAGGCAATAGCGTGGAAGATGGTGGGGGAGAAAGGCGGACCCGGAAGACCCGCCTGGTAGTGTGAGTTATTTCTTCTTCGGTTTTGCAGCTTTTTTGGCAGGGGCTTTCTTTGCTTTTGCCGGGGCTGCCTTGCCGGTAGCCGCTGCTTTTAATGCTGCACCTGCAGAGAACCGGGGAACCTTCTTAGCAGCAATTTTGATCTCTTTTCCGGTCTGGGGGTTTCTTCCCTTTCTGGCCTTCCGGGAGGCAACGGAGAATGTTCCGAAGCCTATCAAGGTGACTTTGCCACCCTTTCTTAGAGCATCCGCGATAGAACCGGTAATCACAGCCAGCGCCTTTCCTGCGGCTGCTTTGGAAACCTTAATTTCTGCTGCTACCTTCTCTACGATTTCTGCCTTTGTCATTATTACTACCTCCTTGGGTATGATGTTGGTATATCTATGATTATCAGGCGCAGAAGCTGTGCCTGTTGCGTGATCCCCCGTAGAATCGAGCATCTCAATGAATTATTCGCTCAATTCCTACAGAAATCAAGCTTTTTCTGTAGTTTATGTAAGAAATATACGATTTTATGGTACGTTGAGAGGCGGAACGGGCCTATGACTTACCTGTTCCAAGAGAACATTGATACTCTTTTAACATAACAAGCAATGGACATGACGCTGCACTATCTAACGGACTTCATCATCAGCACTACTTTTTTTCTTATCTTTATCAGCACCCCGGTCCCCGGGGCTGCAGCTGTTGGACAGTCAGGTCGATATCCCGAAGCGGGGAAGAATGTACTTCTGCAGAACAAACCAGGCAGCGACAATCCCGATTAAGAGCAAGATATTTTCCATAGTAATACCTCCAGATTACGTATAAATATAATCATAAAAATGCAAGCTGTCTCGGTAAGGATGGTTCTTATCGTTGTAGCCGCAAAAGGTTTTTCTTTACCGGCACCATCACCCCCTTAATTTGCCGGCTCAATTCTGATGATTTAATCAACGGCACCCTTCCCACAAGTCCGGCTTTCATTATAGCTTGGTTATACTCACTCTGTTTCTTGTAGATTTTCGTCAGCCCAATATTTGTCCTCTTCGGGTCCACCGCCCAGGCCCGTAACTCCTCGTAGAGAGCATCCTTCCTTTTTAGAAAATTCTGTTCTGCCTGGTACATCTCATTGCTTTTCTCCCGCGCTACCGATTGCCGTGAACTCTGAAAGCCTATGATCCGTGCTGCCGTCTCTCCTGCCGTTGGTCTGTATGGCTTTCCTCCTTTGTCCCACAGGACACGGCTCTTTTCGGTCGTTACTCCCGTTTTGGCTTCCCGTATTCCCCGGAAGATGTTTGACGCTGCCGTGGGCAGTGTTTTCTCAAGCGCCCTTCCGGTCTGTCCAATGCTGACGAAATGACTGGCTTTAGCAATATCTTCTGCAACACCGCCCATCGCACCTGTCAGGCCCAATAGCCCTGTAGGTATACCAAGCCCTATCCCGAGCGATCCTGAAATATCTACACCTGCCAGCCCGAATATCCCCCTGCGTCCCAGGACCTCTGCCTGTTCACCGAGGTGTTTCCTCGTCTTGTCCCACACAAACTTGTCCACCCCTGTGGTGATGCCCAGCATTCGGAGCATTCCATTGATAAGCCAGAGCATCTCGTCCTTAAAAGGCCACGCTGCCCCACCGGCAATTATCACAGGTGCTGCCAGCGCCCAGGTAAAACCAACAATGTTGTGCTTCTTAGCGCCGAGATCGTACAGGAGCTGGACATAGTTGTGGCCGAAGTTGCCATAGACATACATGGCCTGGCCAACCTTGGCGGATACCGACGTTCCCTGCCCCCACTCAGGCATATTCGACTTTCCATACGAGGCATGGGCCTTGTCGGTGGCCTCGATCGCCGCCTTGTATGCCGCTTCCTGTAACGCATCCCCTTTCAGCCCTTCTTTCGCAAAATGTATCTTTGCTACCTTGTATGCCGCAAGGATCGTCGTGCCCCTGTTCCACTGCTCGGTCTTGCCGAACATGTACATGGCCACTTTCATGATCCGTTCCCACGAGCGTTCAAGCCCGCCCTGCATGGCACCCAATGCATCCCGGGTGAGCTGCGGGGCGTCGTACCCTTCCCGGGTAATACGTTCCGCTATGATCTGTTCCTCTGCCTCCAGGGGCTTGCCCGCCATGTGCTTTGCGTAGGAAATGCCGGCACGTGCGATCTCTTTTTCCACCGTCACCATGCTGACCTTCTTGTCGCCGGCATACTGGTGGATGGCAGCCGGAGCGGATGTTACCATGGCCGTCATGTTGACAACGGCGGACCGTGGGTTAAAGCCAAGGAATTTGAGCGTCGCTATTGATTTTGCATATGCCATGATCCGGTCTGCTCCGTCAACGTTTCTCAGGTTTTCCTCGATGTACCGCTTGGCCGTGTCATATGCCTTCGCCTCGGACGCCGGGTTGATCTGTGACAGCAATTCGGTAGATTTTCTGGATACCTCCCCCTTTGCCATGCCGCCGGCCACGCCCGACATATACCTCAAGAACGCCTCGACAGGGTCGGTGATGAATCCCTGGACGACGCGCCCCGTTGTTTTCCGGTGTATTTTCGTTGACTCGATGCCACGCTCGCGGATCATGTTGACGGCCTGTTCAATGAGATCCTCGTTGAATTTCGCGAGAAGGTCCGCGCTTGTCGTGTTCTTCATTCCCGTTACAGCGTAATCGATTGCCTTTTGTATGTCGATCGCCTTAATGTTGAGGTAGACCGATTCCGGTAATTTCTGGAAATCAGATACCTTTATCTCTTGATACCCTTCTTTTTCCAGTTCCGTCTTTCGCAGTTCGCTCCAGTATTTCCCGCCGTGTTCCCGGATATAGTCACGGTCGCCGAAATTGTTTTCCCTATAAGCGGTAATGACTATTTTCCCGGTCTTTCTCAGCCGCGGGAAGTAATATCCCCGCCATTCGTCCATGACCTGTAATGCCCCTATGATGGTCTGCCGCAGTTCGGCTTTAAAATCCTTGTGTGCCTTGCGGAAAAACCGTTTATGATCATTCCACCAATCTTCCGCCGTCTGTTCGGTGAACGCTTCTTTCGAGAAATGGATCGCCTGCACCTCTATGCCTCCGGCCCGGCCGTGTCCCATGATGTAGTTTATCCCTTGGTGGTAGGGAAGCCCTGCCCGCTCCTGCCTCTCCTTCCCCGAAGCGGTCCAGAAACTGTCGAATTCTTTCGTGGGCCTCACGGTAAAAACGTGGAAATTCTTTTTCCCTTCCTCATCAAGGGAGAACGGGTCCTCCTCGTATCCCTCTTCTTCGAGCTTCTTGAGCAGTTCCTTCATAGGCGCCTGCCTGGCGTCGAGCATCTTGTCGAAGGCTGACCGGATCAGTAAAGCAACCCGTTTGACATCCTCCGACACCTTCATGGTTCTGATGCGGTCTGTAAAAGTCCACTCCTTCTCGCGAACCCATTCCGTGTCAGCCTCGATGAGCAGTTTCGTAAGCTGTTCATAGCCCGCCTTGTCGCTTTTGCGCAGTTTCGCAAGCGCCTCCGACACGGTTGCGCCTTCACCCACGTCGTTGAAGTCATAGAAAAGCTCGTGATACGTCTCCTGCCGGTGGTGGGCCATGACGTTGAAGAGCTGCTTCAATACCGGGTGTTCATACCAGAGAGGGTTCTTCAGTACCCGTTCGAGGAAATGGGCGTGGGGAAGGTTCTCCGGCATGTGCGACATGATGGTTACCGCCGCAGCCTTTGCATGGTCCCGAACCCAGTCCTTGATCTCTAACGATGGAGCTTTTGGCTCCGGAGGCGCCAATGCCTCAATCTTTTGCAGGAGGTCGTCAACGACGGTGCTGCCCGTTGTAGAGCCTTCCATCCCCTTTTTGAAGTACGTCCCCGTAGTTTCCTTCGGCACGACACCGGAATAGCTTCGTGCCCGGTCAATCAGATGGAGGATGTCGGCGTCCGACCACGTAAGGTTCGGAGCAATCCTTCTGAGCGCTGCCCGGATGATCCCGACGATCCTCGTCCATACCGGGGTGGCTTCCCGTGCCTCCGCCATGTGGGCGATGAACTCACTGACGGCTATCCTCCTGTCGTCCTTGTCGTTTAAGTCGAGGGGAAGCCTCAAGGTCCCCATTTTCTGGCCATACCCTTTGACAATACGATCCATGAGCGGCGTTCCCTGGTATGCTTTCGCGATCTGCTGCCAGATGAGATCCACGTCGGCATTCCGGAAAATCGCCGTGATCCCCCGATGCCCGATTGTCTCATGGATGAGGGTAACGATTGCAGCCCGTGCGTTCGGTATCGAGTCGGCGATGATATAGGTGGTGTCCGTCTCCTGGTCGTATGCACCGAAGATTGTGTCCCCCTCCCGAACATATCCCATGAACCGCACCGGGAGATCGCGGGCCGTTTTTATGACCTGTACCTTTCCTATGTTCTTCCACTGCTTCAAGGGCAGTGCAAGGAACTGTCTCACCTGGTCCACGGAGAACCGTGGCGTCTTCGGCGGCCGGATGTCAAAGGAGAGGTTCTCCATGTCAGCCGCGGTGGTCAGCTTGAAGAACGTCGGGTTTGCGTCTGGGGTTACCATGCCCCGCTGCTGCATACTGCCACCAGCGTCGATGATGTCCAGTACCTGGAGGCCGGCTGCCTTCCCGAAATTGGAAATATTTTTCGCTTCTCCTTCGAGAAGTACTCGCTGCGGGGCATATACGATCATGTTCGAGGCGTTCCTCCGCTCAGCTTCCTGGAGCAGCATGCGCTGGATCTCTCCCCGGATCGGCGTCAGCCTCTCTATCGTGATGGTACTAATTAATTTATTCCGAACGTCGAAAAAACCGACGGTAATGTCTGGACTGTCTTCTTTGATGCCAGCTTTGTTGAATATTTTTATTGCCGAAGCAGGGCTTGACGCGGCCAGCCTTCCGGTCTTCTGCTTGCTGTAACGCCGCTCGACAACGGGGAGCGTTTCCGCCTGTTTGCGTTTTGGCATTTTGGCGGTCTTATCCGGGACTGCAAAAGCCCCGTAGTTCATCGCAGCATACTCCATTGGTGTGACGGCCATGATCCCGCGAACCATTACCCCCGATCCCTGGGCGAGCCTGAACAGGCGTACTCCCACGTCCTTGTCTTCCGTTGACAACTCCGCTACACCCGACGGGTGGTTGTGGATGAACCACAGGCCGGTCACTCCCTCGGTGTTGAGGGCCTGTCCGATTGCCACAGTTGGCTGCACGATCGATGAACTTGTCCCGCCCCTGCTCACACGGTGGACGCTGTGGACAGTACCGTCGTCTTTCATAAGGATTGCTGCGAATGTTTCCTGGGGATCGTCGAGAAGGTTGCGGGCTATGTCAGCAACATCATCGCTGTTTTCGATCTTTCTTGTTCCAGCGCGATAGCTGCCGATTCTTTCCGTGACAACTTCCTGTTGACGCAGTATGGTTTCGGGTTTTCGACGTGAAGGTCGTCCAGGTTGGGCGGTGTCGGTATTGAATAAAGCACCCTGCTCTTTTGCTTTCTCGCCATACTCAAGCTTACGTTCTGCTATGCTGGTTGTCAAGGGTCCACCCCCGCCTTCCACGTCAAAGATGGGGCTGATGGCCAGGATTTCTTTCATGACCGTGATCCCGTCGTCTCCGGTAGGGATGAATACTCGTGTCTTGTAGCTTATGCGCTCGATGAGGGCGCCGCTTTGTTCAAGTTGGGTCTCGAACCGCCACAGCGTTTCGCCGGTGACTTCGATCCGGTCCATGCCCTGGGTTTTCACGCGCTTCAGCGTCCAATCATTCGCAAGAGTTATCGTTTCCCCATTGTCCAGGATGGCATTCACAGCCTGTTCCGGCGTGTACGCTGCAGTTGACTTGTCAACATTCAGCTTTTTCAGGACACCGTTGAGGCTCTTGTCGGGAATCAGCCGGCCCAGCAGCTTTTCGCCCGTGTCGAGCTTGAGCCGCATAACCCTGACGTGTTCCTGGGGGAGCCGGTCCCATATGGGCAGGAGCGCACCTGTAATGAGGTGGATCTTCCGCGTCTTCGTCTTCGGCACCATGTCGTGCTGTTCACCCCATATCGCCTCGGCCTGAGCCATGTCGTCAATCCGATCGTATTTTTCCCCGTCCTTAAGGTCTTTTGCCTCCACGACACTGACCGTGCCCCGGGGGCTCGTGAGGGTTACAACGGCCATCACTTCGCCGGTGCTGGTATCGGTCGTGATCCGTTCCCTGTTTGCCGCCCATACAACACCGCTCTTTTTGTTCACCACATACCCTGAGGCTGCCCACACTTTACTCGATTGAAAATTAACGGTGACAGCGTCCTCGGAGATCTCGATCTCGTTGTACTTTGTCTGCTCTCCCTGGGGGCCGGTGTAGACTATTTCTTCCCGGGTCCGTTTCGCCCCCTTCGCCAAAATGGTTTCCATGCCCGCATCGAGGGTGCCGTCTGCCGCCGCCTTTTCGATGATCCGGTCAAGGTGGGCGTCGAAGGCGTTAAACACTTCCTCCTGCCGGTCCACGGTCAGCGAAAGAAGCCTGTTCAAAAATTGGGTTATCTCGGGGATGTCGTCCCTGAGCTGACCCTGGTCGTCGGTCAGCCTCATGCCCGTTTCCTGTTCAAATTCCGCCATAGACAGATTCTCAATGCCGCCCCTGAATATCGTGTTTATGAGCCGGATGAACGCCTGGGGTGCATGCGAATTTTCAAGGTTGTCCTTCAACTTGAAGATGCCCTGCGTCGCCGTGTCGCGCTGCCCCTTGGTAAGGGACCCCAGCTGTTCAAGCCGGCGAGCAATAGAGGAGATGAACCGTTTCTGCCCCTTCAGGTTTGTTGTGACAAGGTGGACGTAAGGCGGCTGTTTCTGGTTGCTCCGGTGGGTCCGGCCCAGCCCCTGGATAGCACGGTCAGCTCTCCAGCCGGGCTGTAATAAATAGTGGTGCCTCAGCCGCTGGTTCTTCTCTGTCCTGTCCGCGTGGAAGCTCCTGCCGGTACCGGCAGCGTCGGAAAAAACGAGAAGCTGTTTCTTGTCATTCATGAAGGCTTGGATGTCGTTGAGCCCTTTTGCCTTGCTCCACCGTTCCACGACCCGCTCTTTCTCGCCCTGGTCGTTTGTTTTGTCTACGAGCCGTTTCGAGCGGCCCGTTGCCTCCGTTGCCTTCTCGATGCCGAAATGGTGGATAATCATGTCAAGGGGTGCATCCGGCACCTTCAGCATGCCGAGCCTCCGCAGCAGCGCGTCACGCATGGCCACAGCTTCCCGGTTGATGACAGGGTTCCCCTTCGAGTCCAGAACAGGGCGCGAACGAATATTTCCGTTGTCATCGGTGTACTCTTCGTATTGCTGGACAGGGAAGCTGTGTTCCAGGTAGTTCATCAGCCCCTCACGGGGGGTGAGATCAAGGTCTTCCAGGCGTTCGCCTTCCTCCCGTCTGGCCATTGCCCGGTCGGTCTGCGCCTCGTTGGTGTTCACGAGCTGCACCACTGCTGCGTCGCCGTCTGCGAGATTCTTCTCTATGGCCTTGATGACTGTCGGAGTCTGCATGGACGTGATGATCTGGTTGAAAAACCGCTGATGCGCGCCCCAGAATGCGCCCATGACATTCTTTCTGGCGTTGCCGTTCCTGGTGACGACCTGCCCGGTGTGGTTGGTCGCGGTTACGCCGGTCGCCTGGAGTGCGGCGTGGATGTTCTGCAGGACGATCTGCCATGACCGGGCCATCTCGTCGTAAATGGCCTTCTGGTTCTCGGTCAGCTCGTGCTCGATGGTTTCGTACTTCACCCCGTCGAAGGAAAGGTTCCGGGCAACATAGGATCCCATGGCCTTGAGCCCCTGGGCGATCATTTCCATTCCGGCGATGCCCGCACCGGAGATCTGCTCGATGAAATTCCGCTTGCTGGAAAAGGGCGTTCCCTTCCCCCACAACCCAAGGTGGTCGCAGTAGGAAAGGTTCGCAACTTCCGTTGCGCCGGTAGCTGACGCATACACAACCCGCGAATTGTAAAGACGCGACTGCAGCTCAACGCCCACCACTGCCTTCATGGACGGCTTTTTCGTTCCCCTCCTCCCCCTGGTAGACAATGCATTTCCCATGTTGTGGGATTCGTCAAAGGCTATGACGCCGTCGAATTCCTGCCCTGCCCACGCTACGACGGGGTCGATCCGGCGAACCGTGCCCTTTTTGTACTTTAACGTATCGTAGCTTATGAAAAGGATGCCCTCTTTCTGCTTGATGGGCTGGCCGAATTTCACGCCGGCATAATCTATTACCAGGTTCGGGTCCATACCAAGAGCTCTGAGGTCGCGCTGTGCGTCGTGGATAAGGTCCGTATTCTGACTTATCCATAGGGCTTTGCGCCTGCCCCGGTTCCAGTTATCGAGGATAATGCCGGCGATCTCCCTTCCCTTGCCCACGCCGGTGCCGTCGCCGATGAAGAAGCCCTTGCGGAATGCGTGGAACGTTGTGTTTTCCTGGCTCCCGCTGGTTGCAACGTTGCCGTGCGCGTCAAGATAGACGCCGGACCCGAGGACTTCTCCGTGGGCCTGTCCAGCCATGGTGATTGCTTCGAGCTGGACGTCGCTTAATGCCCCGGTTTCGGCGAGTTTCTTGTCGATATTCGGCACATAGCTCGCTTTTGGCGCTTTTACGGTTGCCATGGCCGCGCTTTCGACAAGTTCCGAGGGGTGCGGCTGCGCCCCTTCAATTTTTATGGAAGGTGTGTATTCCTCAAAGATGTTGCCCGATTCGAGGTCTTCGTCGGTGTATTCTTCTGTTTGTTGTATGGTAAGGGCTGGCTCGGTGTTTAGTAATCCGCCGCTTCCAGCATGCTCGTCAGCTGGTCTACTACTGCCCACGCCAGGTTGTCCGCTGATATCGTCGGCAGTTCTTTCTGATCCGTCAGGTCCCCGTCCCTCTGGAGCAGGTTCCAGGCCCGTTTCGGGTCCAGCCCCGCCATCTCCTCGAAGAACGGGTATACCTCCTGGCCCCGGACGTTGTTGAGCGGTACCCTGCCCTCGTTCCACTGTTCCTCCACCAGCTGGAGGCAATACAGCATCGACGGGTCGGGATCCTTGAGAAACTTCTTTGCTGCCTGGTTGAGCGGATGGTTGTTCTGTGACACTGTTTCTCGCATCGCGAACTCCTTTCAGGAGGGCAGCGGCATGCTTGATGTCGCTGACTTCCCCTTGTATTACTGTAGCATTCGTTTTCGTTTTGTCAATCACAATCAAGCGGTTATCATAGGTGGTGCCGTATTTTCTGTAGCCCTCGCCGGAGATGGTGATGTCGGCGATTACGTCATTGGTGACATCGATGTTGTCCAGCCACTCGTTGAAGGTTTTCGATTCGCCGAACAACCCCTTGCCGGTCAGCACCACGAGGCGGCCATTCGGCTCCAGCCGTGACAACGCCTGGCCAATATGCCTGATGAGGTTCTCGGGACTTCTCCTCCCCTGCATCCGGCCCGCCGTTGCAGAAAAGGGCGGGTTCATGATGATTACGGTTGGCTTTATGTGATCAGGAAGGATGTTATTGAGCTGTTCCCCGTTCTCGGTGAAAACCTGCCCGAAACCCATCTGCCGCAGCAGGCTTGCCCGCCGCTGCGAAAGTTCGTTGACGTACACCTTCGCCCCTGCGTTCCTCGCAAATACGGCGAGGCCGCCCACGCCAGCCGATGGTTCCAGGACCGTCTCACCCGGCTTGATGTTTGCCACCCATGCCATGAGGTAAGCCAGATCCGGGGGCGTCGAGAACTGCTGGTACTCGTCCATCTCCTTTGTTCTGAAGCCATGCTGCGAGGGGATCTTGTCAAGAACGTGTTCCCGTATGCTGTCAATCGTGTCACGGGCGTCGATGACCATGCCTCTCGTGGGATCGTATAAGCGCTGGCCCTGTCCGAGGTAGCGGTTTATACCCAGCTCCATGGCGTCGAAGAGGTCCTTCCATGTAAGCGCGCCACTGGCGATGGTGCCGCCGTATGCTTCCTCACCCCACTTCATGAGCTGCTCGCGGGTGAACGTTTTCTGGTTGGCGAGCGCGTCATCGACCTTTGCCATGATGGCGCGGGCGGCCTTTATCTTGTCGGCGTCCATGCGTTCTTCGGTTGGTGATGGTGCCTGCGGTTGCACGGGTTGGGTTCCTTGCCCGGTCGGTGCATTCGGTGCGGCTGTTGTTTGTGTGTTCTCGTCTGTCGTTAGAAATCGAGGATCTTTACGCTCTACATCAAACGTTATTCCGTTTCTGGTAGGAGTAAGGCCAACTGGTTCGGTTATCCGGATGGGTCCCTCCATGATGGAGCGGACGCCCTTCTCGTCCTCGAATATCTCCTGGCCGTACTTGTTCTTTCCGATAGACGACTTTGGTATCAATGCCCCCCTGTCTGTCGTGAGGGGTGACTTCCCTTGTTCTCCTTTCTTGGATTGCCATGGCACCATGTCCGGGTGACTATACATAGTATCGAAAGCCTTAATGATCTTCTCCGTCGGATCCTCGGTACCGTAAAATGACCATACCTTCTTAGGGCCGTACCATATTCCTTTCGCCTTCTTGATCGCGTCCTTGTAGTTCCTGGTGTTGCCCCCAAGGTTCCACACGGGATGCCCGTTCTTGGTCGTTGTCTTTACCAGGGTCAACCCGACGCTTTTCAGCTTGTCGAGTGCATCGTGTACATCTGATATGCTGGTAACGGTTCCGGTTTCCGGTGTCGGTGCCGCCGTCTGTTGCGGTGGCTGCTTCTTCGGCTTTGGCCTGAGCCTCTCCGCCTCTTCCGGGTATTTTTTTGCCCACGCATCAAAAGCGTCCTGGTACTTCTGCGCGTCTTTGTCGTAGCTTGCCGCTACACGTAAATGAGAAGCCCTGTTGGCCTCTTTTCGTGCCCGGTCAGCTGCTTCCCGTGAGTTCTGCGCGTGTTTTTTGCTGTACGAGATCATGCCAAAGAGGTTCTCGGGCGTCTGGTAACGGTTATCGAAGTAAACATCCTTCACGAGCTTGCCGGCAAACGGCCCGGTTTCGCGCTCAAGGTCTTCGGCCCGCATGGACATGAGGGTCAATCCGTTGTCGGTTTCCACTTCGTAGGTGACGTTGTGTGTTGTATGGCCACCGAAAATAGCCTGCATGGTGTAGCCGCCCACCGCTTTGATGACGCCGTGCCTTCCACGCATGGGTAGGCTGTAATGCTTGTCGGAGATGACGACCCGGTCACCGGTTTTGTAAACTTCGGGTTTCGGTGTTTCCTTCGGTGCCTCCGCTTCCTGTTTTTTGGTCAAAAGGTCGTGGCGTTTGATGTAATTGAGTACCGCCTCGGCGAAGCTTTTCTTGTCCCATGTGTCCAGGTAGACCTTCTGCGTGGTGGACAAGGGCTCATTTGAACCTAAAATTTCATCCACTATCTCGCCGTATGCCTCGTCGGCTGACTTCTCGATGGTGGCAAGCAAGGCCGTCTCGCTGTTGTTTGGGTTGAGGTATGGCTTCACCTTCTCAAGCGTTTTGTCGCGGATCCTCTCGGAGAGGTTCATGTCAAACGTTTTGCCCTTCGGTGGTTCCGCTGGTTTTAATGCTTCGTTTTCCGCCAGTTTCTTGTCTATGGCCTCGACGATCTTCGAGGTGTACCAATCTCCCTCGTACTTCACGCCCAACATTCCGGCATACATACGGGCCTTGATAAGATTGTCGCGCCAGCTGTCGGGTGGGTCTATTTTGGCTTTCTTTCCCTGGGCAATCTCTCCGGCCACTTCCCACGCTTGTTTTTCCGACGGGAATATTCTTACTGTCGGCAAAAATTCCATGGAGTCGTTATCTCTGATGGATACGGAAAAGCTATTGCCGTTGATGTTTCCAGCAATGAATATTTCGAGGTTGTTTTCCTTGTCCGGTATGGTGCCAAGAAGCTCTGTCGCACCAAAAGGTGGCTTCTTTGCCCCGGTTTCCTGGGTTGTTTCTGTTGACGTCTCCTTCCCTTCCATGGCCCGGGATGCTGCCCGCTGTTCCGCCGTCGGCATCCTCAAGTTTCCCGTTGTTACACCCAGCTCTTCCTTTATATTATTGGCTTTTTCTGTTTCTCCCCGTTCGGTCGCTTCCTTCATGGCCTTCTTGATTTCGTCAACCACTGCCTCGTAATCGGAGAACCTCGGGCCTGCCAGTTTTTTGAGTCGCGCCCCCAGCTCGGCGTCAATATTCTCTATGTGTTCTGCAAGCGTGCTGGACAACGGCCCCCACGAAAATCCCTCTTCAGCCGGGCCTTCTTCGATTCCCTTCGGGGCTTCCGTTTTTACCACTTCCGGCACCGGCTTATTTTGTTCCTCGGCATACTGCGCGGCTGCCGCTTCGTAAAACTGTTTCGCCTTGCCTTCCTGCTGCGCGTCAACGGCACCAAAGAGATACGCCTTTACATCAAGGCCCTTTGTCGTGGCCCGCTTTGCGATCTCTTCAAGGATCGGCCGTAGCATCTGGTACAGCTCCTGCTTGATACCCTCAGTCTTACCGTAGTCGATACGGGTATCCGATACCTTTCCCTCATCTTCTTCGATGAAGTGGTTGATTACATCGAAGGCGTCTGTGACCAGCTCGTTGATTGATTTCTTTGAAAGGTCCTCGGTTGGTGGAACGTTGATCTTTTGAGGCTTTTTCTTTGCCGCGAGGGCTTCCGCCAGCTTCTTCTTCTGCCCTTCTTCTTTTTCCCGCTCGGTTTGAAATACTGGTTTTGGACGCGCAAACAGTTCCGCTTTCGGTTCCTTTGCGGTTTTGAATTCCCCCTGCTTCACGGGCTGGTTGCCGGAGAGGGTGAAGATGTCGTTGGTGTTGAAAAGTTCCCCGTCTGTCGTGGGGGCTGGCTGCTCGGTTTTGGATTTTTTTACTTGTTCTTTGAGGGCCGCAAGTCTTTCAGCAAACTCTTTGCCAGCGATTTTATTATCACTTGCTGCTTCAAGGCCGCTAACAATTTGGCCGATCTCGGTGTCACTGAACCCTTCTTCATATAATTCCTCCTTTAAACCTATAATATTGATCTCAGTTGTGTCAACAATCGCCTCAATATCCTTTTCCGGGATAAAACCGTCATCCTGGAGCTGCTCTTCAGTCAGCGGGATTGCTGCCGTTTCAATCTCATGTTCCTGTCCCTGTGCTTTCCCGCCCTCATTCTGAAAGCGCGCCATTTCGTCCGTTATAAGGTCGAACACTTCCGACTCGGTCCACTCCACCGTGCCCCGTTCCTGTCCTTCCAAACCAGACGGCGGTAACTTCATGGGGATTTCCCCGTTGTTCATGGCCTCGTTGAATAATTGGACAAAGCTGTTCCAACGGGAATCGCTACCGCCGGCAAGGTCCAGTCCTTTCCTTATCTTCTGCAGGAGCGGCAAAAAGTACCGGTACTGTTTGAAAAACGTGTAGTACGGAAAGGGGGTGTCTTCGGTGATAGCCTTGGGCTTCTTTGTTGTCTTCGGCGTTTTCACCTTCGCCTCGGCTGCCGCTGTCTCTTCCTCTTTCGTTACTTCATGGTTCCCCTTTTTAGCGGGTGCTTTTTTTGTCTGTGCCCCTGCCTCAAGGCTGGATAACCAGGAACGTAAAATGTTGGCTTCTTTTTTCACGGTTGCTGATTGTTCGTCTTTCACGCGCTTCTCTAAGTTATTCCGATAGTCTTGTATGGCCCCAAGCAAGGCAGCCTCGCGGGTGTCATATTGTTTGCGTTCGTAGATCCCGGGGTACCAGCCCTGACCGCCGTTGTTAATGTTGATATTGTAACCATACGTCCATGTGCCGTTCGGGGCTTTGCCGAGGATTATGCCGTTCGTCGAAACGTAGCCCTTTTTGGATGGCGGCGCCTCGATCTCTTCGTGTTCGAGCCGATACTCTGATCTGCCTAAATTATCTCTCTGCTTTTCGGTGAATCCCCATATCGTTTGTGCAAGTTCGTCAGCCAGGGCGTTGTCAGCTTCCGTGCGGGTGAGGCCATCCGGCATTTCATCAAAAGACATGGCTCCGGCATGGGGGTGCTTTCTCCTGATTGCGTCGGAGGCGGCAGAAATATCTCCATTTTCTTGCTTGGCGGTCTGCGATTCTTTCGGCACTTTCCCGCCGAATTGCCGTGCTATATCGGGATATTTGGCGAGGACATCCGGCGGAATAGGATGCTTGAGCTGCAATGCTACCGCCACCGATGTTTCACCCCATTCTCCTTTATTTTTTTTGTCAGTAACGGCTTTCTGGTCAGTTATTTTCTTAAATTCACTTTCCGGGGCTGCGCTGGCCATCGAAGTTAATTCATTCGGCTGCTTATTTGGGTCTTCATCCCACTTCACGTAAAGTCTTATGGTGGGCTGGTCTTCGGTTGGCTGATATAGTTGAGCCACCGTTCCAATTCGCCCTCCCCGTGTTACCCTGTCTCCTATTGAAAAAGCCGAGCTGGTCGATTTATTGGCCGATTCTTGTTTAGTGCCACTAAACTTTTCGTCATCTTTTAAATTGGTCGTTACTGTGGTGTCAGAGGAAGGTATTTCTGCCTCCTGGTCGCCTATGTCGCTCGCGAGGGAGAGTAGTTTCTTTGACCGTTCAATTTCTTTTTCATCCGGTGCTATATATCCGCCGGGAGTAAGTGCTTTTCCCTCAATGGTTTTCGTGCCAAGCTCCAAAACATCGCCTGAGGACACTGTCGATTGCGGTTCAACGATATCCGGTACGGTCATCTCATCGAGTTCGTCCATGGGTTCGCTTGGCAATATCGCTGACTCTTCAGCTGCCTTTTGCGCTTCCTGTGCCATCCGTATCCCGTCAGCCATGCCGGATGGAAGGTTGGCCATGCGCGCGTGTTCCAGAATGACGCGGTCCATGCGCTGAATTTCCGGGTGCTGTTCACCCAGAACTGCCGCTGCCTTCTGTCTGATGACTCCTGCCTGCTCGGCCGTGATCTGTCCGTTTTCTAAAGAGTTTTTTACCTGTTCGACAATAGCGGTTGCCTGTCCGTCAACGGGTGATCCAGGTGGAGTCGGTTGTGGAGGTGGTGGCATCGTTGGCGGTTGCGTTCCAGGTGGTGTCGTCGCGGGTTGTGTTTCTGGCTGTCCCTCGAAAGGCGGCTGCGTTGCCGGTTGCCCGCCCAGTTCTCCCGTGACTGGTTCGCCGGCTTTCGTCGTATCTTTCGTTCCTGCTTCATATGTCTTGCGTGCGATTGCGCCGGTAACTCCGCCGATGCCAAAGCCTCCCACTGCCCCGGCTGCCGCTGCATCAACTGCCTCCAGAAACTGTTTCCTGGTCAGCAGGTCATTCGGATTAATACCGTATTGTTCTGCGTATGCCTGGAAGAATTCTTCCGATCCCTCACCGAGCATTTGTGTCAGCGCGGACTGGCTTATGCGGTTCCACAACCCCTTCTTCGCGAATTCAGCAACGTCGGGACCAAATTTGAGCAGCTTGGCCGTGGCCTTCTCGGTACCGAGTTCCTCGAATTTGGACGCGATGAATATTGCGGCTAATCCCCGAAGTGGGCTGAGTTCCCTGGTTTCCCCTTTCTCAAGACGTTCGATCTGGCCGCCGAGGATTTCTCCCCCTTCCATCATGGCAATGGGCACGTCCATGGGTTTGAGCTTTGCCCACTCGACAAGATACGACAATGCCTTCTTGCCCAGGGTCGTCTTCGCCACCTCCGGCGCAACCTGGGCCATCTGGACAGCCTTACCCTGGATCATGAAGGGTGCGGTTATGGCCACCTGTGCCCCCATCTGTCCCAGCGCTCCAGCTCCCCACTTGAAAAAGCCCTCCGGATCCTTTATGTCATAAATGGACCCGACTTCCGGCTCAACTTTCTTTAACGGCTCATCCCAATACTGGCGTATCTGTTTCCCGAACCGTGTCGTTTCTCCTTCCTTTGGAGGTCCCGGTGGTGGTTCATAGGTCGGCCCGTTCGGGTCGGCTTTCGGTATGGGCGTCCCTAAATGCTCCGGCCCGACCTCGTCTATACCCCACTCCGGAGGCGAGCCTGTGTACTGGTCGCCTATTCGTCCTAGGTACTCGATGGCAGAGCCTATGCCCTTGTTCGCCTGGAGCCAGCCGCGGGCAACGCCCTTTACGCCTTCCCGCGTAATTCCTACCATGCCCTCCCCTACCTTCCGGTAGGTGCTTCGATCGTCCGTGTCGGGGCCAAACGTTTCCGTTGTCCCGGCCAGTTCATCAAGAAATCCTCGTTTTGCCGGTTTTTCTGCCTTTTTTCCCGCTATTGTCGTTGTTCCGGCGAGTTCATCAAGAAAGTTGTCGTTAGCCACGCTTTGTCCTCCCGTTACCGTACGCCTTTAAATTGTTTCCATCCCTGTTTTATGCTGTCCTCGCTGTAGCCTGCCGCTATGAGCTTGTCATACATGGCTTTTTGGCCAAGTGTGCCGGCATTATCGCGGAAATAATCAGCCGCTTTGGAAATGTTGCCGGTTTTGTTTGCCTTGTAATCCTGTTTCCCGTTTCCGCCGATAGCTCCGGCGGCCTTGGGCTGTTTGCGATACCGTGCCCAGTGATCGGGGTAGTCTTCTTGCATGAGTGATTCGAGGCTGTTGATCTGCCCCTGGATCGTAGCCTTTGCCGCCTCGATCTGATCTTGCGGTATGATCTGCTGTGTAATCGGGTCAACGCCCTTCTGGATGCCAGCCATGGATTTATAGAGGCCGTTGAGCTGGCCAAGGTGCATTCTGAATTCCCGCGTATCAGCCGTGCCGCCCCTGCCATCTCCGCCGCTCCCTCCGCCGCTATCGGGTTTGTGGATGCGGTATGGTGCGCCGAATGGTATGTCGTGCTGGCCCGTCTGCGGGTTCCACTGGAATTTCTGCTGAGAGTTCGGGCCGATGGGCTTCTCGACGTACATCTGCGGTGTCGGTGCCTTCCCTCCGGCTGCGGTTGGCTTCTGGACCATCTCAAACGTTCCGTTTTTGTTCCAACGGACGAGGCCGTCGCCGCCTATTTTCATGAAGCTCCACTCACCCTTTTGGGTAATATCTTTAGGAGACACCAGCCCATATTTCTTTGTGATCCACGGGTTGGAGTTCCATGCCTTCATGGCTCCCTGTGGTGATATCTTCGCAATCGTAAAAATGTTGTCGAGTTCGGCCTTCTGAATCTTATTGGCCGCGTCAAACTGGCCATTCGCCAGGAGCGTGTCATGGATCTTCATCATCATCTTGCCGCGTTCTTGAAGTGCCGGTTCGTTTTGCGGCGGGTTCGTCACCGGGTCGTTGTTCTGGAGTTCTACTGGCCCCGGTGTGGTTTGCTGCCTTTGTGCTTGTGGCGGTGCTTGCGGAGGCGGCTGCGCTATGACCGTTCCTGATCCGCTGTCAACGTTCGGCTGCCCGGATGTCGTTACGGTCGGTGCCAACGTTGGAGATTGTGTTGGAGATTGTTGGACACTTGTTGGAGATTGCTGTTGAGGTACTCCCCCTCCGATAGCCGGACCTGGTGGAAGGTTCGCCACCGCGTTCCGGTATTCGTCAACATGACCCTTTATTGCCGTCAAGAGTTCCTCTTCCCGCTGCGCTTTTCTCAGCTGGAGGGCGTGGGTGTCTTTTCTCATTCCCAGTTCTTCGTTTCGGATCGCGCGTTCATCTATTTCGGGGATCCCCTTGTTGAGTGCGTGGGTAAAACCTATGGACACGTCTTTTAAATTCATTAGTACACCTCCCCGGTTATTCTTTCATATTGTGGAACCAACGTGCCGAATACGCTGCATAATCCAAGAAATGCCTTGGTTACGAAATAGCTCGTCACGGACGGCCATCTGGTTGTCTTTCCCGTGGCCCACATTCCGCATGGTATGAGCCGGTCAACGAGGAGCCGCTTTACTGCTTTTTTCAGCCCGGGCTTTTGCGTCATGCGAGGCACGAGCAGTTCAGCCATAACGTAATAGCCGCGGATCTGCCGCTTTGACATGAACCGGTCGCGGTATTCTTTGGCGATCTGAACCTCTTTTGAATTACTTCCATGGCAGCACGTGACGATGATGCAGTCATCCTCGAAGGCCGTGGCTACACCTCCGGCTATGCCGCCGAGAAGCCCGCCGACCGCTGTTCCTACCCCTGGGAAAACCCATGTTCCCGCTGCGGCCCCTGCCGCCGCTCCGCCTGCTACCCCTCCGGCGATGTCCTGTTCGTTTTCACCGCCCTGCCCCAAAAGCATGGCCTGTCCCACGTCGTCCCTGACGCCCATGGCTCCTATGAGGCCCGAAGCCATGGATCCGAAGCCGGCCGGCCCAAGTGCGGACGTTGCCGAGAAGGCTGGTGCCGTCGATGCAACCTGGCTGCCTATCTGCGTCGCCCCTGTTTCCGCCAGCGCGCTTCCCCCAAGTTCTGCCACCGGCTCTACCAAGTTTGTTCCCAGTTCCGCTACCGGTGTTGCTATTCCCTGCCCTCCGAGTTCGCTTGAAGGAAGGATCGCCCCGCCGGTTTCCACGGTCGGCCCGACAAGCGGACCAGGTGTTACCGGTGGTGCCGTTACCGGCCCCGACCCCGGCAGTGTTGACGGTGCAAGCTCAAGCGATTCCATGTTAACCGCACTTCCATACCCGGCCAACGGGTTCCCCTCCGGCATAAGCGTGGGCTGTCCGCCAAGGCTTATGTTTTCTGCGCCAAGCGTCTTCATCCCGCCAAGCTCCATGGGCTGTCCGCCGATGGTGCTCAGCTCTCCCGATACCGACGCGCCAGGCGTTGCTCCGGGCTTTGCTGCCTCCGGGAAGAATTTTTTATCAATGTATTTAACCCCGTAACGAAGCCCAATGTTCCCGAGGGTGCCGCCGATCCCTTTGGCCATCTCCGCGTCCTGTGCCTTTCTCGCCGCATGTTCCTGGCGTCTCGTCTCGTATGCCTCTTTCATCCCGGTTACGTTCTCCGCTCCCTGGAGCCTGTTCAGATCGGTGCCGGTTTTCAGCGCGGCATTGTACATGGCCTCCATCATTTCGGGGGTGACAACCGTTCCGGTGGCCTGCATCTGTCGCATCTTCGCCTCGATCTGCTTGAGTGCGTCCGGGGCCAAGCTGTAATTCGTAGTATTCGGTGTTCTCATTGTCTGTCTCCTTCTACTGCCGTAATGTGATCTCGGTGACGTCTTTCCATACACCGCCGATTTGTACCTGTATTGCGGTTACGTCCTTCCACTCGCCGTCAATTTGGATTATGGCCCCTAAATTCCCGTATGCTATCCCGCCCAGGGCAATGTTCGGCATCGTTACCGCATGGGCCGCGTCATTGATGGTGAGCGTCCCGGGCATGACAAGGCCAACGTTCGGCATGGTGAGGCCATGGATCGCGTCGCTGATCGTCAGCGTGTCCGGCATCGTGAGGGTTACGTTTCCCATGGTCAAGGCGTGTGCGCTGTCCTCGATCACGAGCTCTTGTGCTGTTGACACGATCAGAACGATACCCGTCATGGTAATGCCGTGCGCCGTGTCGTGGATCGTCATTTCGACAATCTTGAGCAGGGTCGCGGTGGATCCGTTGATAGTAAATATGTTCCGGAAGGCCGGCTGCTGGAATACGGTGGCGATGTGGACTTTGTCGCCGTTTACGCCCTGGAATGACCATGTAAAATCCACGTCGCCGGTGTCGCCAAGACGGTGCGACATACCCCGGGCGAAATGCCCGGTGTTCAAATTAAATATTTCGGTCTGATCCACCCCTGGCGTGATCGCGTACCAGGCAATCGTGTGAACCAACCAGTCGAAGGGGAATTGTCCCGGCTGGACGTCCTCGACCGTGTTGGATATTTCAGCGCCGTAATTAACAAACGATGCTGCAACGTCGCCGAACGGGTCATACCGGTTGACGTTATAGTAGTGTTCAACCCGGTAGATGGTCCATGTGCCTTGCGAGTCGTTCAGCGTGATCGCAAACTCCGATTCTACGTGGGGCGGGTTTACAAGGTACCATAGTTCCCCCCGGTGGTAGCCCGCTCCTGTTCCCTCGGCTTCAGCAAGTTTCGTGAATTCTCTTCCCCCGAGGGTAACGGACGCGATCTCCGCGCGGCTGTCCAGGCCAAACAATACGATCGCGATGTCGTCCGGCAGATCTGTCGGAGTCCATGTGGTTGTCAGCGACGCCTGGGCGAATTCCCCTTCCCATGCGTCGGCGGCATAGCGCGTGATGACCGTTGAGCTCTTGTCGGGATCCGCGACGAGAATATGGTCTTTTAAAAGCCCCGCTGCCGTTCCCGTGACGGCGAATGTTCCCGAAAAGGTTAGGACGCCCTGCGTTCTATCAAATGTCGCCTCCGTGCCCGTGACGGCGAAGGTGCCCTCCGAGACGCTGAAAAGGTATGACTTGCATAGGCCGGCGGCTGTGCCGTTTACTGCAAACGATCCTGTCGTTGCCGCAATACCTATTCCGGCCACAAAATCAACTGCCGTGCCGGTGACGATATACGATCCTGGGGCTGTGGTAAATACCCTGCTGTACAGAAATGTCGTCGCTGTTCCGTTGACGGTATATGCGACGGATGACGCTGCCAGGACGTGCGAGCGAATGAAGCCCGCCGCTGTACCCGTGACGGCAAATGAGCCTTCCGAAGCCGGCACAAGGCTCAATGACTTCTTGAGGGTCTTACCGCCGACGGGACCAAGTATGTAAATATCGTTGGATCCCGCCGATAGTGTTATCGAACCTCTATTGTAGGTAAGGGTGGCCGCCGTTCCGGCGACTGCAACCGAACCAAATGAAGTGGGCAATATGCGTGAATAGAGGACGCCTGCCGCCGTTCCAAATATGGCAACAGAACCGGGCGAGGCGGGCATTATACGCGAATACAGGAAGCCTGCCGCCGTTCCCGTGACGGCAATCGAGCCACTTGCTGCGTCCAGCGTTGTCGTCCCCTCTGTGAACGTTAAGGTGGCTGCCGTACCGGTCATTGCAAATGAACCGCTGGCCGCTGCCACATTAAGGGTTGCGGTCACTATTGCAATAGTGATTACATGGGTGGTGTTTGTGCCGGAACACGTTACCACTCCACCGTCAACCAGCCCGGGCGTAGTTTTGATACCGTACGCAAGGGAATAACAGCCATTCGATACTCCTAAAAAATCACCAAGATCGGTGCAGCTGACAAGATCAGCATCCCCCCATCCAGACCATGTAAGCGCACCGCCATGAGCCGCCACGTGGATAATCCCGCACTTGGCAAGGGATGTGGTTACCGCTGGAAGGACCTGTGGTTTTCCTGCGTCGGTATCGTAGGCCGATGCGTTGATCGCATCTCCGCTTAAAAGTGCGCCTCTGAAAGCAAAAATCCTGCCCGTTTCCCACGAATCAGAAGTCCACGTCGGCGCAGCTTGGCTTGCGACAGCCCTCTTATAATGAAATGTTATTCTGTCTCTGTTTAGCCCGGTTTGGCTGAGAAATACCGTCCATCCTTGGTAACCCAAGGAAGGGTATGCGGAACCGTTGGCCCCCTGTGTTACAAGCAGAAGGAAATCTCCAACGGCATACCCGGCCGGAAGGCCGGGAGTCATTGTTTGACCGGTTGCTGTTACTTCCGCTAATGTACCTACGGCGACGAATTCTATGGCCACTTATAACCTACCTCGTTGTACTTCTTCGCTGAAGGGATGCAGGGTAATCCGGTAAAGTCCCTATAGGCAATAAATTTTCTTTAAAAGAAAAGTTTCACGGAAGTCCCTGCATCCCTTCATTTCATTCAAATGCTTCTTACGCTATAGTGAAGATGGAAACGCCGAAATCGACCTTGAACTTCTCGCCATTGGCAAGGGAAATGCTTGAGCCGTAATCCCACCAGCCGATAAGCGCGTCGCTCGCGTGGGTGTCGTTGTAGAGGACAGCGTATCTGAACGGGCCTACCGCCCCGGTCGCAGTCCACTCCACGTCGGTTCCGGTTACCGAAGCTGTGCCGCTCGTTTCCGACACGTCGTTCTGGATGTCCGCGGCTGCATAACCGTTTTCCTCGGTAATGCCTGCAAGGTCGCCTAAGACGGCATCGTCAGCGGCACTTGGCGCGTTGTTCGTCAGGTATACCTTGACGACGTCACCAGCAGCATGAAGGTGGTGTGCCCCCTTTGCCAGTTCTTCCACGAAATTGTTAAACTTGTTGAAATCAGCCATGATAATTCTCCTTTTATGATGGTAGTGTTGGGTCTGCTATTTCTATATCCCACGCCGGGAAGGTAATGGTGCCGCCCGCCACAAGCGTTAAATCTTCACACGTGGTGACATACACCAATTTCGAATCCGTGTACGTGCCGTTGTAATACGCCGTCAAGGCGATGTGAGTCGCCAGCCCGCTGTTCGTTATGGGTGCATCTGCCACTGAGGGGATCGTCATTTTCCGCCCCGAAACGTCCCCGTCAGCTTTTGTAACCGAAGACAAGTCAATCGTGGCCTCGGCGAGCATATAGGTTGTCCTTGCCTCGTCGAAAGTCAGCGGCTGCTGGCTGCACGCGCTGATCCTCGTGTCATACGGAAGCCCCGCGCGAATGAGTTCTAATACAAAGTCCAGAATCTCATCATTTATCCACTGGGCCATGGTCTTTCTCCTGTTTTGTTTTGGTCGTCACGCCTATCGCAAGGCCGCGTACCTTCAAGACTATTGGTTTTTGTTCTTCTTTCCGCTTCTCTTCCATGGTCGTCTCCTTTATGTCG